CGACGAAGCGAAGCGCACCGCAGCCAACTGGTTCCACGACGTGTTCGGGTTCTGGCCGGGCGCTGACCTCAACCGCGTGACGCACGGCAAGCCGCCACGCGGCCAACGGATTGGACCAGGCTGATGGACGGCACCCGCATCACGGCGCTCCTGCTCGACGAGGTCGCCACCTTCAACGCACAGGTCAATCAGCCGCAGATCGACGCCAGCGTCAGCTACGACGCGATCGTGCACGCCTGCCGTGCGGCCGCCGACATCGCGCCCCCGAAGTTCGACCGCGTGAAGCTCACCCGCGAGCAGCTGGCTGCGATCCCGCGCGCTCACCCGGACGGCTTCGGTACAACGACCGTCGACTTGCTCGGCATCCCGATCGACCTCGTCGCCGACATCACCGAGTCGACGCCGTACCTGCTCGCCGCGGACGCCATGGCGCGCGCGCTCGGCTCGGGCAGCCGCGAAGGCTGATGCCCGGCGGTTGGGTCGGCAGCGACCGCGCGCAACGTCTACCGCCCGACTGGCAGACCATCACCACGCGGATCAAGCGCCGCGACCATGGCCGCTGCACGTGGCGCGACAACGGCCGACGCTGCACCGGCAACGCCGACCAGGTCGACCACATCCGACCAGGCGACGACCACACCGACCGCAACCTCCGCTCACTGTGCACACCGCACCACGCAGCCAAGAGCGCACGCGAAGGCGTCGACGCACGGGCAGCGATCCGAGCCAAGCGGCTACGTCCACAACCACCGCATCCAGGCATGCTGGAAGGACCACGCACGTGAAGATCCGTCTCATCCGACCAGCCGCACAGCACACGGCAGGCACCGTGCTCGACCGGCGTCCGAGTGAGGCGAGCGTCCTGGTGCGCAGCGGCGTCGCCGAGTACGTGGTGGAGCAGCAGCAGGCCGACACCGACCAGGCCGACACCAGCGACACGGCCGACACACCCGAGGTCGACAGCAACAGCACGGAGGGCTCGGTAGACACCGTGACCTCGACCGGAAGGCCGAACGAGCAGTCCGACCTCGACGGCTGGTCGTTGGCTGAACTGAGGGCCCGCGCGACTGACCTCGGTCTGCCCACGTACGGCACGAAGGCCCAACTCGCCGACCGCATCCGAACCAAGATCGAACAACCCCGCGACTGATCGACCATCACCGCAGGTCAACGCCACAGGGGTGGGGGGTGACCCCTCCGCCAACAAGATCCTCTATCGGTCGGCATAGCAACTCGGGATCCGGCTACGTGGAGCGGGTGTTTTTCGGCGCGAGGTCGCGATGACCAGCGATTTCGGCAGAAAGAACGGCTTGGAACTGGCCCCTGGAGGGCCTCACTGACCCTGGAGGTCACGCCATGACGGCTGCCAAAGCGCCGGTTCCGGCCGGCTTGAAGGACTCCGCGAAGTTGTGGCGGACGCTCACCAAGGACTACGAGTTTCGGCCGGACGAGATGCGCATTCTGGAGGATGCGTGCCGGACGATGGACCTGATCGACCGCATGGAGTGCGAGCTCAAGGACGCGCAACTGGTCGTGAAGGGTTCGATGGGGCAGCCGGTGTCGAGTCCGCTCGCGACGGAGATCCGGCAGCATCGCGGCACGCTTGCTCGCTTGTTTTCGGCGTTGAAGATCCCGGCCGAGGATGATGCTTCGGCCCGGTCGGCGGCTGGCCGGGCGCTCGTCTCGGTCCGCTACTCGGGCCGTGGCGCGTAGGCGCACTGCCGCTGTTGTCGAGGATCCGTACGCGCCGGTCATCGGGGAGTACCGCGAACGCCTGAACTTGCCGGCCCCGCCGGTCGCGTTGTTTCGGTGGCCGCCGGTCACGATCGGCCCGACGTGGCAGCGCACCGAGGACGGCCTGCGTTGGTTGCTGCCGGAGCGCACGATCGGCTGGGCGGTGCTCGGCTGGTGCGGCGTCTGGTTGCAGCACAAGCGCGGGATGCCGTGGCGGTTCACCGACGAGCAGGCCCGGTTCCTGCTGTGGTGGTATGCGCTCGACGAGGCGGGGGAGTTCCTCTACCGCGACGGTGTCCTGCAACGGCTGAAGGGCTGGGGCAAGGACCCCGTCGGGGCTTGTCTGTGTGCGGTCGAGGCGTTCGGGCCGTGCCGGTTCCTCGAATGGGATGCCGACGGCGAGCCGGTCGCGACGGACTTCCCCGACGCGTGGGTGCAGACGGCCGCGGTGTCACTGGAGCAGACCAAGAACACGTTCCGGCTGTTCCCCCGCCTGTTCACCGCAGCGGCGAAAGCCGAGTTCGACTTGCAGATCGGCAAGGAGCAGGTCTACGGGCTCGGCGGCGAACGGTTCATCCAGGCGGTGACGAGCAGCCCGACGACCCTGGAGGGCGCGCGGGCGACCTTCGTGCTGCCGAACGAGACACAGCACTGGGACGCCTCGAACAACGGCTTCGAGATGGCCGCGGTCATCGAACGGAACTCGACGAAATCGGCTGACGGTGCGGCCAGGACGTTGCGGATCACGAACGCGCCGGAGCCCTCACACGAGTCGGTCGGGCTCGCCGACCGGGAAGCCTACGAATCGGTCGCGGCCGGCCTGTCCGTGGACACCGGGCTGCTGTACGACTCGCTCGAAGCGCCACCGGACGCCCCACTGACGTTGGAGGCAGCGCCGGAGGTTCTTCAGGCGGTCCGCGGCGACTCGGTCTGGTTGAACATCGCCCGGATCTGCAAGTCCATCGCGGACCGGCGCAACCCGCCGAGCACGTCGCGCCGGTTTTGGTACAACCAGGTCACCGCGACCGAGGACGCGTGGATCGACCCGGTCGACTACGACCAGTGCCCGACCGGCAAGTTGCTGGCCGGCGAAGAGATCTCGCTGTTCTTCGACGGATCGAAATCGGATGACTCGACCGCCCTGATGGGCAGCCGGATCTCGGATGGTCTGGTCGCGACGCTCGGTTTGTGGCAGCGGCCGCCCGGCAAACGCGGCGAACTGTGGACGGCTCCGCGCGCCGAGATTGACCTGCGGGTCGAGGAAGTGTGGCGCACCTACAAGGTGGCGGCGTTCTTCGCTGACCCGAGCCACGCGCAGGACGACGAGACAGCCGAACGGTATTGGGACGGTCTGATCGACGAGTGGCATCGCCGCCATTCGGGCGAGATCGACCCGAAGCTGTGGGCGGTGACGGGCCGGGACGGGCACGCGGTCATGTGGGACATGACCTCCCCGGCGAGGACTGCGGCGTTCACCGCGGCGGCTGAGATCGCGTGCCAGGCCATCACGGAGCACGAGTACCTCAACGACGGGGACCCGCGGCACCGGATCCATGTCCGCAACGCCAAGCGGTACCCGAACCGGTACGGGGTCAGTTTGTGGAAGGGCCACCGGGAATCGAAGAAGAAGATCGACCTCGCGGTGGCGGGGATCGGCGCCCGGATGGTGCGCCGCCTGGTTCTGAACTCGACCCGCAAGAAGCAACGATCCGGGAAGGTCTGGTGATGTCGTGGCGCAGCTGAATCAGGCCGACGTGATCGACATGATCACCAAGATCCTGTTTCCGGCGTGGGAGAAAGAACGCGAACGCCTGGACCGGATCGACCGGTGGTATCGGGTCGAGCAGGACCCGATCCAACTGCCGAGGACTGCGACCCGCGAACTGCGGGAACTGGCGGAACTGTCCCGGATGCCGTGGCTCGGCCTGGTGGTCACGACCGTGGCGCAATCCCTGTACGTCAACGGCTACCGCACCGACTCCGACCAGTCCGGCGGTGACATCCCCAACGGGACCGTCACTGCTCCGGTTGGTCCGTGGCGGACGTGGAAGGCGAACCGGATGCCGTCGCGGCAGGCTGCGGTGCATCGTGCCGCGCTGGCCTACGGGTACAGCTTCGTGCGCGTGTTGCCGGGCACCGACAACGCCGGCCAGCCGACGAGCGTGATGCGCGGTGTCAGCCCCCGCAAGGTGTGGGTGGTGTACGACGATCCGGCCGAGGATGACTGGCCCGAGTACGCGCTGGAGGTCGACCCGCAGCCGAACAAGACGGTAAAGCTGTCGCTCTACGACGACCAGTTCGTGT